ACCACACACAGTATACAGGAGGGGTTGACGCCCCTCTTTTTTAATGCTATAATTTGTAAAACTGTACACCATATGGACAGACAAAAACTAAAACTTATTGTTAAAAACCTGGAGCTATTAGTTGACAGTTTAAAGTCTGAAGTTTATTCGGACACACAAGCATACAAACAACCAGATGATAGTAAGTTTGGATTTAACTATGACGACGGAGATGACGATGGATACCCAGACTAACCAACCACAAAACCTTAAGCAATATATTAAGTGGCTTAAGAAAGCAGTTGACAAAGCACACTTGTATGATGACCAAGAGTATGCTAAAATCAAGAAGGAGTTGTATCAAGCACAGCAACTTCGTAAACTAGTACACGCCAGAGAACGTTCACTTTATGGATTCGGATACATCGATGACAGTTTCACCAGTAAGATTGATCTCAGTGACTCCCGAAGCGGAGAAGATGATGGGTTACGTAGCGAGAGTATCGAACCCGAACAACCAGGAGAATCCGAAAGTATCGGGACTCCTTAGTTATTGTATCAAGCACAACCACTGGTCTGTGTTTGAGCAAGCGTTCATGACGCTAGAGATTTCTACCTCCAGAGCAATAGCAGCTCAGATCCTGAGGCATAGGAGTTTCACATTCCAAGAGTTTTCTCAACGGTATGCTGATAGTTCTATGCTAGCAGATCGTATTCCTCTGCCTGATTTACGTCGTCAGGATAAAAAGAATCGTCAGAATTCTACTGATGATTTAGATGCTTTTCATAAGCAAGAGTTTGAGATTGCTATCGAGAGGCATTTTGCTTCTGCTATGGATTTATATCAGACTATGCTTGATCACGGTGTGGCAAAGGAATGTGCTAGAATGGTGCTTCCTTTGGCAGTACCAACCAAAATCTATATGAGTGGTTCAGTTCGCAGTTGGATGCACTATATAGATTTGAGGAGTGCTCATGGCACCCAAAAAGAACACATGATTATTGCTGAAGCATGTCGTGTTATATTTAATGAACAGTTTCCTATTTGTGCTGAATCTATGGAGTGGAATTAATGCCTACATATCCTGTTAAACATACTGAAACTGGAGAGACTAAGACTCTCCACATGACCGTGAAAGATTATTGTACCTGGAAGGATGAGAATCCTGAATGGGATAAAGATTGGTCCGAAGGTTGTGCTGGTATCGGAGAAGTCGGTGACTGGCGTAACAAAATGAACAAGACTCATCCTGGATGGTCTGAACACATGAACAAGATGGCAAAGATGCCTCATTCCCAAGTACAGTGGTAAAAACTTATGCCTAGAGGAAGAAACAAAGCTCCTGGAGCTAAGATGTCTGTCAAGCAGATGAAGAGAAAGAAACCTATTAACGAAGACTATCTTCTTAAGATTGAACCTCTTACTGATAACCAAACAGTAATGTTTGATGCTTATGAATCAGGTAAAAACCTATTTGCTTATGGTTGTGCTGGTACAGGTAAGACATTCGTTGCTCTTCACCTAGCACTCAAAGATGTACTGAGTGAGTATACTCCTTACGAAAAAGTATACATCGTTCGCTCCCTGGTATCTACAAGAGAGATTGGTTTCCTTCCTGGAACACATGAAGATAAAGCATCTCTTTACCAAATTCCTTACAAGAATATGGTAAAATACATGTTTGAGATGCCAGACGACAACTCATTCGAGATGTTGTATGAAAACTTGAAGGCACAGGAAACTATTTCCTTCTGGTCTACATCATTCCTTCGTGGTACTACTCTTGATAACTCTATTGTTATCATTGATGAGTGTCAAAACCTCAACTTCCACGAACTTGATAGTATTATTACCCGTTGTGGTAAAGATACTAAGATCATTTTCTGTGGTGATGCTCGCCAGTCTGATCTGGTTAAGTCTAACGAACGTACAGGTATCATTGACTTTATGAAGATCGTTCAAAGTATGCAAGATGACTTTACTATGATTGAATTTGGTATTGAAGACATTGTTCGTTCTGGTCTTGTCAAAAACTATCTCATTGCTAAACTTAACTTAGGATTCTAATGCTCTTTAATCATGTGGGGATTGATAGTCCTGTTGAGATGAACACCGTTACAATTGATGGGAAGAGATACTATGTTACCCCAGAAGGTAACAAGTATCCATCAATCACCACAGTGATTGGTAGTAATGCTAAGAAGCAAGCAGGTCTTGCTAAATGGAGAGCAAAGATTGGGAAATCTAAAGCACAAGCAAAGTCAACTAACTCAGCAACTAGAGGTACTCGTTACCACAAACTAGTTGAAGATTACATTAACAATCAATTAGATAAAACTAAGTACCATGACATGCCACTGCCATGGTTCATGTTCAACAAATCTCAAAAAGTTCTGGACCGTATAAATAATATATACCTACAGGAAGCAGCACTATATTCTGATGTGCTGAAACTTGCTGGACGTGTTGATTGTATCGCTGAATTTGATGGAGTGCTATCCATCATAGACTTTAAGACATCAGCGGAAAAGAAACGGGAAGAGTATCTCATGGACTATTATGTTCAGGAGTGTGGCTACGCTTGTATGCTTCAGGAGTTGTATGGTATTACCGTACAGCAATTGGTGACTATTGTAGCAACAGAAGAGGGAGAACCACAGGTGAGTGTGGTCAAACCTAAAAAAGAATATCTAATTTTGTTACAAGAGTACATCCAAGAATACGAAAACAAACATGCCAAAAGAACTGGAGGATAAATTTATGACTACTGCGAGATTTTCGCAGGAAGTGGAGAAGGTAGCATTTGACAACACAATGAACTATATTGATGCTATTGTATTTTACTGTGAGAAAAACGAGATCGAGATCGAATCGGTCCCCAAATTAATTAGCAAACCACTTAAGGAAAAACTTAAGTACGATGCCCAAAAGTTAAACTTCATGAAAAAAACAAGTCGAGCTAAATTGTTGCTAGTATGAATAGTAAGTTCTTTCAATCCGAAATGGTCCGTGGAGATCTGCAAGAGATGGCAGAACTCCAGCGGTTCTGCTTTCAATCTGCCCATGCTTTTCCTGTCCTAAGTGACAAGAAGAAGATGGAATACTTCAATGTCCTAGAAGAATTGATTGAAAAGCAAAAGATTTTTAATGCTAGGTTGAGTCTTAGTGACGATCCTGAAGCAAAAGAAATGGTAGAAAGCATGAAAGTCGCTGCCGTTATGCTCGGTGGCGATGCTAACCTATCCATTGGCGAAATTTTTGATGACCTTTTGATGAAGGTTAGCAACATGAAGGACCAATTAGAAAGTGGCACAAGGGATTGACACCCGCCCCTGTGCCTGTTATTATATGTAAGTGACACGGGGTCACACAACAACATCCGAAACATCCGAGGTATCCAATGTCCTTTTCCGATTTAAAGCGCAAGTCCAGTAACAATTTTCAGTTCCTTCAAAAAGAACTTGAGAAGTCCAGCACCGAACAGAAGTCTGGTGCCGACGAGAGACTCTGGAAGCCCGAACTTGACGCTAGCGGTAACGGTTACGCCGTCCTCCGCTTCCTGCCTGCTCCTGATGGAGAGACAGTGCCATGGGCAAAACTATACTCACATGGATTCCAGGGACCTGGTGGTTGGTTCATCGAGAACTCACTCACTACCCGTGGAGACAAAGACCCTGTGTCTGAGTACAACTCTGTGCTGTGGAACAACGGGACAGAAGCTGGTAAGGATCAAGCACGTAAGCAAAAACGTAAGTTGTCCTACTACAGCAACATCTATGTTGTAAAAGATCCTAAGAACCCCGAGAACGAAGGCAAAGTCTTCCTGTATCGTTATGGTAAGAAGATCTTTGATAAGATCATGGGTGCTATGCAACCTGAGTTCCAAGACGAAACACCAGTGAACCCCTTTGATCTGTGGGAAGGTGCTAACTTTAAACTGAAGATCAAAACTGTTGCTGGTTATTGGAACTATGATTCTGCTGAGTTTGATCGTACTGCTGCTCTTGCTGCTAACGATGACGAACTCGAATCAATCTGGAAGCAAGCGTATAGTCTGGAAGCATACACTGCTGATGATCAGTTCAAGTCCTATGACGAACTGAAGACTCGCCTTGATGCTGTACTGAATGTGGGTCGTCCTCCCGCTGTTAGTATCAATGATGAAGAGTACGATCCTGCTCCTGTTAGTGGTGGGTTCAACGATCCCGCTATCATGGCAGCAGCAACTCCCGTTCCTCAGTCAATGAAGAATGAGTTGAGCGATCTGAAACCATCAGCTGATGACGATGATGCTCTGTCCTACTTCGCTCGTCTTGCTAACGACTAAGTGATTAAATCTTTCACAAAGATTTTGGGTCATCCAGTAACTATGTTCAACCTTTCCTTGGTTGGCATGTTACTTCTGATCCAAG